TCCTCTCGCTTTCACAATCTCTAATGCCTGTGCTTCCGTGAATCCAGCTTCGATGTACCCTTCGTAAGTGGCTCGAATGAGTTTCGTGTGTTGCCCAACCAGGTCAATCTGGGTTTCCAACAATTGAGCCATCTGGTTGCGGGCAAATTTCGCCTGACGAATTTTATCATCAAGATTCGATTCGTCTGAAGTCGGTTGGTCAGTCATCTTGCAAGCCATTCCGCAAATAAAACAAACACAGTGATTCCCACGAAGACACCGTAATGGAAAGCCTCCCAGGCATCCGCATTCCAGTGTTTCACTGCTGGTCTTATACCACAGATTCTCAAGAATGCAAATCGTCAGGTATAAGAGTGAGCTTCAACACTTTGTGTGCACTCACTCCTGTAACAAAAGCGTAATGAAACAAAGGTTCCTCCTGCGATCCGAAGTGGAGCACAACGGCGACGTTCTCCGTGCGCCATTCAACCAACCACCCGTCAGATACAAAGGGCATCTCGTTGATGCGAAGATGGACGTAGCGATACTTCATGTTGGGGTCGATCTTGATCTCCTAAAGAACCAACTTTTCGATCTCACACCCACCATGTGGGTTGGTGGCCCAGTACTCCTTGCCGTCCTTCGACCACATCATGTACGTGCTGCCGGGAGGGAGCAGGTGAACGAAAGCACCACGTGCGTTTTCGATTGTGGGGTACTCTGTACCATGAAGGGTCATGCCCCGTGGTTGGGCAGGTTTCGCCTTACCGTGGATGTGGGAGAAGTCTTTGTAGGTGATGCGGTACATTAAACCTTCTCCAATACCCACTCGAAGTAGACCTGAACCTTGTCCACCCCCTCGAAGGCAACACCGTATCTCGGTGTCTCTTTACCTTTCAATTTCACCTCACAAACTATTCCCACCCGTTGGCGATAGTTGATCCACCGCACCTTGTCTCCGATCTTGAACTTCGGCGGCACCGCAACGGAGAAATCCCATACCGTTT